TAGTAAAGGGTGCGATGCGCCATCTTCGTCGAGATTCTTTTTATACACACGCACTGTCTGCAATCAAGAGAAGTAAAAAGTATGCAATCGTATCCGTTGATAGCGGTGACGAATGGATGGAAACATTTTTCGATAATCCATCTATCTTTAGAGGATATGATTTTCTTCTTGAACAAATCAAGATTCGAGAAGGTGTAAACACTGGATATTTCCAACTAGAACAGGATGATGTCTTACAACTCACAAAAGAACAAGTACAGAAGTGGAGAGATAAGATGGAGTATCGACATCACTCTACTTTTGATATTTATGACATGCCAGATGATAAGGTGTATGCCATTCGCATATATAAGAAGGGAAAAAAGGTTTTCCCGGCGGGATTTAAATCATTTAGAATTGGGTATATTCAACCCGCAGTGAATTTCCCACCTATGACTGCGAAATATTTGTATGAACGATTCACAGAAAACATCAAAGACCAAGAACGCATTGTCATCTATGACCCATCGAGTGGGTGGGGCGGCCGCATACTTGGTGCTATGGGTGTTCGGGATGACCGCAGGATTCATTATGTTGGCACTGACCCAAATCCTGATAATTTTTTCGACCATAGTTCTGGCAGTAAGTATGAGTCTCTCGCTGATTTTTACAATACCAAGACTTATCGTGGAAATCCATTCTTTT